GCAAGTGTTACATCGACCTTTTCAGATCCTTGCTGCCATTCTGCTTTCTCACCGACTAAGCTTTTAGTACCTGCACAGCCCGTCAAAGCTGCAGCGATACATGTTGCTATAATCACCTTTTTCATAATATAGTCCTTACTGTTCAATAACAAGGTTGCGACGAATGATTCGTCTATCACTGATCTTCAACGATAATAATTTATTGTTGAGATCTTCCACATTGTAATCACGCATGAACTTTGCTTCTTCATTCGTAAATACAAATACTAATGACTCGTCCAGTTTCCCGGCACGAGCAGTCATCTTATATCCTTGAGTCGGTATCGCTAACTCATTAGCAACTACATTATTTGTACCAACAAAACTTGGCCAAACTAATGTAGCTTTCTTACCTTCTACATGGAAAACATAAACCTTTGTAGGATCATTCGTCTTAGCCATAAACTTCATATTTTCGCCAGACTTATAGAAGAACCTACCATCTACAAAAGCGTCAATCTTTGGTCGTTCATCTGTGACACGAACTTCAACATCAACACTGCATGTCCTTTTACCTAATAGAGTAGATAGTTCTTTACGTACTACTCTCGAGCTCTTGATGTATGCATCAGAGGTGGAATAAAGTGCTGTCTCTGCATTACACTTTACTTCACCTCGATATTCTGTACATTGACTAAACTCATCAACAAATACATTCTCACCTAACACATTACGAACAGCATCAATCTTAGCGAGCATCTCTGCTTTTTGACAAGCATAGTTCTCACTAACATCGGGCCCAAAGTGCCATTCGCCTGTGCCTGTTGCTGCTGAGCTTGTCCCTATAACAGCAGACAATGCTAAGCTTGCTAAACTAATCGGTAGAGGTATTTCCATCGTCTGCAGTAAAAATTTCCTTATTATAGGATATTATACTACAATTTTCGACATTTGTAAACTGGCCTGCGATTTCCTGCAGCACATTTTCTACAGAATTACTTTTTACTCGTAGAGTTTTTTCTTGCAACTGGTTTTGCTTGTCTCTGAACTTTAGGTTTACTTGGTACTGGTTTTTCATTGATCTTTGCCTTAGCTAATTTCTCAAATTTTTTCTGACGTTCAGCTAGACGTTTCAAGACTTCTTCACCATCCATCCAAATATCTTTGTTTGCAAGTAATGATGAGATCTCTTCATCGTGTAAGAAACCATCATAGATGCGTTTTAATAAATGTTCTGACCACTTACGTTCGTGAACGATGTTATCATACATCTCACCGCCCTTACCGTGTGTCATACTTGAGTAGTTGTGGAACATGAACATAGAGTGTTCACTTACTTCAAATGTATCAGCTGCTAGGAATACCATCGTTGCTGCTGACATACATGCACCTTCAACTGAGCAAATAACATGTGCTGGTGTATCAGCGATTGCTCGAAGGAATTGAATTGCTGTAAAGAGATCTCCACCGTATGAATTGATATGGATCTGAATTACATCATTTTCTCCAGCATTTCGCATGATCTCAAACCATGCAACATAATCTGAAGGCTCCTCAATTGAACCACTCAGATAGAATGAGTGTAAAGAATTAATCGATTTATTTACAAAGGCTTTTTGTACCGATGAATTCTGTTGGATAGGTGGCGTTGTACTATTCATAACTAATTCCCTTTTCTTTTTCGTATAACCGTATTTTATGTATAAGGTTATGGACATGATTATCTCGATGCTCTTTGAACACGAGTGGTTTATTATCTTCCACTGCCATGATTGTTACCAAATTCACGATAGGGACTTTAGTTCTTTCTTCATACATTACTGCGTACGCTGATTCTTGTTCGTAGTAATCTGTGATGCTTTCTGCTTCTTTGATTCTCGATGACGTTTTGAAGTCGATGATCGATGGAACTCCGTCGAACTCCGCGATAAGGTCCACTCTCCCAGCCAATCTAAGGTGGTCCGAGTAGAGAGGCACTTCTTGCATGTATACAGTACCAATTCTTCCATCCAAGATCGGTTTGATACTGTTGAACATTCCCCGCACATGCGGCATTGCTTTTTCAAAGTAATCTTCCTCGTTATCTATGTAACGTTCGCAAATAGTATGAAGAGAAGTGCCTCGACCTGCTGCTCGCGCAGAGATACGATTAGCTTCTTCTTCACCCACTCGTTTTCGCCAATCTAAGATAGATTGCTTTGTAAAATGTCCGAGCACAGTTGTGATTGAAGGATACTTAACACCGCTTGGCGTTACGTATCTTCTTCCTTCCTCACCAGATTCAGTGAGTAAATCTGTATAACCTAAATCAATCGGTTGATGAGTAAAGATCTTCCTCGTCGACTCGTTTGTACTTGTCAAAATTCTTGTCTCGCTTCAGTTTTTGTTTACGAATATGAACATCATGCAATGTTTGATCTTCATAATAATTAGGACTACCGTTCTTGCGCTTGTGTTGCTTAGCGCTATCACGACGTCGAAAGCTTGTCATGTCACACCTTGATATTGTTGTTTCTTCCCGAACCTTTTTTGATTTGCTTCAGACGGTCTTGCCATTCGGAACCTGCTCGACGCATCGTACTCTTAGAATCAGATAGCATACCAGCTGTTTCTAATGTTCTATATAATTCACCGCCGCAATCTTTACACGGTTGCTTTAGCGGTTCGTCTCGATCCGACATTTTTAGAATCTCTTCGAAATAATTCTCGCAATTCTTGCACTTGTAAGCGTAAGTAGGCATCTTTTTCCTTAATTCCATCAATAAACCATTGCGGTGGTTCTCTATTAGTCCACTTCGCCATGTTTACCTTTTTATCTATATAATACTTTCGGTATGAAGCAACATGATCACCTGGAATCTTGCATTCGTCTGGCATTGCAGGTGTCGGACCATGCCAAATACGTGTTTTGTTATCTGTGAAGATATTCTTTGGTTTGTACTTTAATATCTCTCGCAGTTTTGTATCAGTAGCATGAATTTTGCCATAACGATACGTATACTCGTTACATGTCGCTACAAATAAATCATACAAATACATGTAATTAACTTCATGTTGTCTTACCCAAACAGCTGAAGGATGATTAATATGAGTAGCGGAATAAAGCACTTGATCGCGCTCATCATTGAGAACGTAGTGCTTCCGTTTGCGACCAGACTGAGATACACCATCAGTAAGAACACCGTCAAGCACACGGTGTGCGGTAGAAAGTAATTGAGCATATTCTAGGATCATCTTTACGACATGTTTATCAATGTGCATCTCTGCACTCGTCTTCGGATCAAAATCTAAATAAAAGATATTCATCCGGTCCTGCCACCATAAACTAAACGCTCAAGTTCTGCAATCTGCGTTCGCATAGCATTACATTCTTGTTCTAAGAATTGAATCTTTTCTGTTTGTTGTCGAATGATCTGTTGCTGCTCTCCGCATAATAGATCTAATTCTCTAAAATCTTCGCTATCTTTATCCATTGTAAAGTTATTTCCATTTATTGTAAAGTTATTTCCATTTATTGTAAAGTTATTTCCATTTATTGTAAAGTTTCATGCGTCTGAAACGGGGTTTTTCTATCTGCAATCAATTCAAACAATACTTCTTCAACTTCATGTAATTCTTCCATAGTCACATGACTTGGATCTAGCTTTCCTTCAAGTACAGCTTGCATTACTAATTTACGATCTTCAGTCATCATTTTCTTTCTGTTCAAAACGTTTTTCTTGGATAGTTTTTTCTTTAAAAAACTTCCTTGGATTTCCACACATATGACAATTTGGATCTCCGCAGTTTGTTGAATGCATTTTTGCAAATTTATGTGGTTGTACTATTGGAATACCATATTCTCTAGCAATTTTTACTTGCCTTTTAATCTTTGTATCTTTTTGATGAATGCGTTCAGAGTGTTTAATCTTATGGTCTTCATTTGACATTTCAAGCTCCTTGAGTAATACGCGGAGATTGTTCACCGCGTAATTTTCGGCAATCTTCTTTTACCTGTATTGGAAAATCTGGTGATGTTTCCGCTAAACTACAATCATATTTTACTATACCATGTTGTTCACTCATATAATTAACCAATACGAAGAACCAAAATAGAAAACCCCCAACCATGAGGGTATAAAACAAAAAACCTTTTACATATTGCTTTAACATAATTTTGGTCCAGTTACCCAATGTGAAATTGTTTTACGAACACCTTTAGTTACAGGCGTCACACGATGTTGTATCGAACTTATGAATACTAATGCGGTTCCAGGATTTTCTAAACGAAAGATACCAACTTCTCCATTTAGAAATAGTTGAAATTCTCCACCTTCATATGATTCACTTGATATATTTAGAATTGCCGTCAATTTAATATCAGATGCACCATATGTTGATTCATCACTGTGCCATTCGTATTCACCACCAACTCTATATTCATTATAATTAATGAACTCATTATCGTTGATTTGGTGTAGATTAAATCCAAAATGATTTTTATTTAGATCTAATATTGCTTCTGTAAATCTATTCAATTCTGGCTTCAATCTACGATATTGGAATGCAGACACATCTGAAGTTTTTGTAATTCCTTCAGCTGGTCTATCATGTAAATCATGAGCAATGTTAGCTTGGATTTTTTCATCCATAACTATACACTCTTCCTTACTATATAAGTCATCTAAGATATAGTAATGAAACCTCATAGCATCCTAATAAGTCCGATTGTGTCTATTGATGTTAGCAAGATGTAGTTAGCCAACATCCCAAAAGATTTCCTAGAATAAGCAGCCCAAGCATAGAGACTGCAGCCGAGGATCCAAACAGGATACATCGCAAGTAGGGGAGGGTTAGGGACGGTAAGCGCCATTGTGATAGAACACCCAACGCTAACGCCCCAAGCAACAAGCTCAACGATAAAGCGAAAAGGATGAGAACGGTAGTCATCTTTGATCCATTGTAAAGTCGTTATAAAAATTTCATTCATGCGAGTAACACCAAAGTTATTAATAATATTATACCACACCATTCGACAAAAGTAAACCGATAATAGAAAGCATGCAATTTTCTATGCTTACATAGCCAAATGTACAGTCTATCTATCATCTCTCGAGTATTACGTAATCACCAAAATGTTTGTCAAATGTAGCGACTAAATGTTCATAGTCTCCGCTTATCATCTCTGCAATAATTTTGTCTGCATTCAGATCAAGCTGCCGAGCAAATCTCTTCGCATAACCCATTAAACAAAATGCATTACCTTCTGGACCGGTGAGATCGATCACTGGTGTACCGTTTTGTTTTTCACGTATCATATTACCACCATGAATCGTAGTAAACTTCATCACCTTCATCAATTGCTTGCTTAGCAGCTTTAATGAATTCTTGCGTGGCTTCAAGATCCTCTGGATAGATCGTCTGTTCACCGAAGAAGAATCCTGCACGAGGTTGTAGTTCATTATCTCGTATATCTTCTTCTAGCATCTCAAGATCTTCGAGAGTTAGACGAATAGGTGAACAGTTAAATGTTTCCTTATCGCCACCTTTGAAGCGATACAAGTCTTCCATCCAACCATGCAATGCATTGAACTTGCGCCAATACGCGAGATCCTCTGCAGGTTGTTGATCTGATTCAAATTCAAAGTCATTGATCGCGTATTCTTTTTTAACGCGAAATGCGTACATATCCAAACCCATAATATATCTCCTTAAGCTTCTTCAACAGTGACGCGGTAGGCTTTGTCACCAATTACAACAGTTAGACGTTTTGTAGTACTCTTAAAAGCACCATTTTCGTCTAAGTCCCACTCTGTTTGACCAACTTTCTTAATTTGTACTGGTGCACCGGTTTCACTAGCCGCAATAATCAATTCGCTGCGAATACGATGCATGATGTAATCACAATATGCTAACATTAATTATACTCCTTTTTTCCACCAAATTCTTCATTAAAATTATAACCTGCGAGATAGTCTTCTATCTCTTTTTTAGACATGTCAACCAAGTCAATCCTAGTCGTCATATGTGTATCACCAACATAGTAATGAGGATCTATTGGACGATCATACCAACTGTCTGCAGATCCACGATCGAATGGACCACCATGACGATCATTATATTCAACACCTTTATATGTTCTCATATTAAGCTCCATAAGCAACTGCATCGTTATCTGCACACATCTCTGCGTACTCCATTGGATCTGTATAACGTTCATTAATTTCGTTATAGTCAATACGTGGTTCTTTGCAAGAAATCACTCCATCGTATTCCAATTGAGACTTTTCGAACCATGACATATAGTCATCATTTTCGAGTGACCAATCAAGGATGTACTCGCGCACATACTCGTTGTTTTTCTCTACTTCAGCCATTTCGACCACAGCAGCATAGTCGATGTTGAGTGGTACATTTTCAATCATGTACTCTGAACCACCTTTCATCTTCCAATACTGAGGACATTCACCTTCGCCATCCCAATCATGAGCGCCGTAGTTTTCCATAAACTGTGTACGAATAACGATCTTCATAACTTTCCTTTTTTCATTGTATAGGAATATTATACCATAATTCTCTGCATTTGTACATAGGGCCCCTGGCCTTGCAAGTTATTGATTTCATTAGCTTTTTAAAAATATTTTATTTTTTTACTGGATGAAACGCCCCAGGAGTCCCCCCAGGGGCCCCTCAAACTGGGGTGCGTTAGGGGGCCCGGGGTGTCGCCCGCGCAGTTTTACTTTGGAAAAAAACTGGGGAAATTAGCCTCTTCGCATCTTAGAGATTTCAATTGCCTCATCGCTGTTGAATATAGGCACAGCGTTAGACTTGTGCAGTGTACCGATACCAATCATTGCTGTACCAGTGTACTGATGTTGAGTCTTCTTAGTGCAGTCATGATAACCGCTATTAAGAGATGGATAGTGCGGTGTTTCGCGCACGTATGGTTTAGATACCTCTACCTTTTTGACCGTCTTAGGCACAGGTTTGGTTTCGTACTTCTTGAGTAGCGCTTGCCAAGACTCAGCTAAAGCTCGTTGTTTAGCATTAGGCTTGCGCTTTTTAGATTTTGCTGTAGGCGTATGTATAATCATGGTTAATATTATACCATGAAAATAACTCGTTGTACATAGGCCCCCGGCCCCTATCGACCTCGACCGGCTGATTTTTTCGCAGGTTTATGTGAAGTAACCTGATCTTTGGCAATGTTTTTCTCGTTGTTGCCTTCAGCCTTCTTCTTACCTTTGTTTTGTTTCTCGTTCTTCTTAGCTACTAATTCTTTAAGCATATCTGCGTATGACATAATTATTTCCTTATCCAATCTTTATCCCACATGTCCTTGTTCTTGTCGTCCTTGTACCAATCTTCTTTTTCCCATTCCTTAAACTTATCTATCTTGTCTTGAGGCAATGGTTTTACGATGATAGTATCTGTGACTAGTGTTGTCTTAGGAGGTGGTACTTTTTTAATCTGCACTTCTGCTAAGTACATCGATGCTGCAACTGCGCCTTCTATAATCATACACAATCACCAAACGTTGCTATCCATTTAGCGATGTCTTTCTGTTCAACTACTTCTGGGGTTTCTTGTTTTGTTTCCACTACTTCCTCCACTTGTTTCTCATTATCACACATACTTCCTCCTTTTGGGACTGCAAAAATAACGGGAGATCTTTTGGACCTCCCGAGATTAGATTTAGATCACCACCTTTATTAAGCGACTAGGTAACTTTGTTTACTTTCCTCTGTGTATTGTTCTACGAATGAATCGATCGAAGCTTTCTTGGCTTTTAATCTGCCTGCTACGTCGCTTCTCCCCCTTTTTCGCATCTTTTGTATAAAATGTCCGAGCTCTCTGGAATCGCGTTTTAGTTTTTCTATATGGGAAGGAATCATGCATCTCTCCGTTATGGTTGAAAGTTAAACAATCACATGATATAAAGTCAGCTAGTCTGTGGTTCTCCTTAAGTAAAAAAGGCCTAGATCTGTCGGGTGATCTAAGCCTTTTAGGTTTGTTGATAGGGTGCAAGCCATATACTTTATTTATCTAACGATGAGTCCTGGGAACGCTTCTATTACAAGCTTTTTCGTTAAACCTTTGTATACACCATCTAAAGTTTTATCCTTCATATGGCATACTAATGGAATCTCTTTGCTATCAATTCTATATAAGATATCGATGAACATCTTTTCTCTACGTACTCGATTGACTTGTTCGCCTGGTCCGCCTTTAACAAAGTATCTAAACTTCTTTGTCTCTGACATTAAACGTGTCTTATCGTATAAACGTTTTTCTTTTTCGTCGATTGGAGGTACACCTTGTGGCAATAAGAATTGCACCGTATCATCAAATGCACCCTTTAGGATGTCACGCAATTCTAATGAGTTGTGTTCACGTAGTAAAGCAAGCTTGTCTTTGCGAGACTCTGCTTTTCCTACTAGTTCCAATACTTCAGTAATCAATAATTTTTTGGCCATATTTTAAAACTCTTGAATAGAATCGACTAACATTTTACAACGTTTCTTAATAAGATAATCAAGTATACGTACTCTCGGTGCAACCTTTTGGTTCTCATATGTAAATATAATTGACTCTTGATAATCTTTAGGAATCATATCTAAATCAATTAACAGTTTATTACGTTGATAGTTTCTGTATGTTTCAGTGTCCATAGCTGATTGAAGATCTTCAGCTTTAGCTAACCATCCTTCAATCTTCTTTTTAGTAATAGGAGTTTGTCTGCTATTATCCACAAAGGTATTATCACCAGATAGGATATTAGGAATACCGTCACCACTATCACCACGCATAATATGCTCAAACAAATAGAGATGAGGGTTGGGGTCAGATACAACCTTCTTCTGGATCGGAGAGAATTGTTTAACATTTTTATATTTATGTAGCTGTATAAAGTCTTTATCAGAGGAGATAATCATTACAGGTTCATTCTTGCCGAACTCTTGAGTCTCCTTAACTAGTGTTGCTATTACGTCATCTGCCTCGATATGTTCGAGATGGATAACTTTATATGGGAAATTTTCCTTAATCTCCTCACGAATTTGGTTAAGGTATTGGAAGAATAAGTTCCAATCCATACCGCTATCTTCACGAGCTTTCTTGCGATGTGCTTTATATTGCGGGAAGTAACCTTTACGCCAAGATTTTCCACCATCACAAGCTAGAACGATCTCGCCGTATTCACCCTTAAATTTATGCGAATACATGCGGATCGTATTTAAGATCATGTGTCTTAGAAAGTCTTCGCTCAACTCAGCATTTGGCTGAGCATAGAAAGATGCTATAGAAATTTGTGAGTAATCAATAATAATCATAATGTATATTATACCACAGTTTTTGTCTGTTGTAAACCCTTAATGTGAGCTCTATGAACTTTAACCATTATCCAATCATTATAATATTGGTCGCTGGTTAATACACCGCGAGTAAACTGTTCATGCGCCTCTAGATAATTACACTCACCTTTTCCTGCACAGAGATGTAAGATCTCTCTTTTGTAATTCTCTGTACCATTCTTTGCAACTTCCTCAAGTAGCAGTTTATTGGATCCATAATAGGTTTTCCAATCTGATTCTACTTTAAGACGTTTCTTCTTACCTTTTACTTGTTTGGTCCTACTCGACCAAAACAGCTTCTTACCTACATACTGTTTGTTAGTTATTAAATCAGTAATTAGGTAAACAAAACCGTATACTTCCTTATGTGTCTGTTCGCCTAGTTCGTAAGGCTTACCATTGTAAATCCATGTCATCGTCAAAACCATCACCTTTCAAGAGGTTAACATCTTCTTCTATTTCCTCTTTTATATATGATGATCCGCAGAACGGACAGTATTGTGGTTCTTCTAGAGTTGCATCATAATCAAACTCTATTGTGGCTTCTACGCCACATTCTTGGCATTCATGTATCTTTTTTGTCATAGTTTTATCTGTGAGGTGATCTCGTTTAGAGCTACCCATTCTTTTAGTTTATCGAATCCACCAATTAATGTATCTTCTTCATAGATTTGTGGAACTGATCTAAGACCTTGAGACACTAAGAAGTTTCTGCCTTCGGCATCTTCTTCGATGTTTACAACCTTATACTCAATGTTCTTAGAGTTTAATAATGCTTTTGCTTGATCGCAGAACGGACAAACGTTCTTTGAATATACAGTCATCATAATGAAAGTCCTTTTAATGAATCTGCTGTGGCATCTTGTTTAACGCCACCAGTTATATATGAGGTGATCTCAGTCTCTTGTGGTGCAACTTGTACATTACCACCAGAGATCCACTTCTCTGTCCAAGGGAGTGGATTCGATTGTGAAACTGTGTATGGGCAATGATATCCTAATGCACGCATACGACGACAACCAATCCACTCGACGTAATCGGCTAATAATTTCTCATTCAAACCAATCATCGAACCATCTTTAAACAAATACTTAGACCATTCTTTTTCTTGTTCGATCGCTGACTTAAACATGCCTTCGATCTCATCAACTGTTTCTTCGCGAAGTTTAGCAAAGTCTTTATCATCTTTGATAAGATGTTTGATAATAGAAGTACTTGCTGCTAAGTGTACATTCTCATCACGAGCAATGAACTTAATAATCTTTGCGTTGCCTTCCATCTTCTTAAGCTCTGCAAATGCCCAAGAACATGCGAAGGAAACATAGAATCTAATCCCTTCGAGTATGTATACACTCATCAGACACAGGAATAATCTTCTCTTCAGCTCGTATAGATTTATCTCTACTTCTTTGCCATTGATGTTGTGCTTCCCTATCCCTAGTAGATCGTATAGCTTGCTGTAAGAAATGAAATTGTCGTAGTGTATCGAAATGTCGTGGGCACAATCCAATATCTCCTTAACTGTTTTGATTTCATCGAAGACTTTACTTGGGTTTGCATACACATTACGAATGATATGAGTGTATGAACGCGAATGGATCGTTTCAAAGAACGCCCATGTTTCAACCATTACTTCTAATTCTGGTACTGATGCTACTGGTAAGAATGCTAGGTTAGGAGATCTACCTTGCACTGAGTCTAATAAGATTTGTCGTTTTAAGTTTGATGTAAAGATGTGTTGTTCAAAGTCATTAAGATCGTGGAAGTCTTTACGATCCTTAGATAGATCTACTTCCTCTGGTCTCCAAAAGAAACCTAATTGTTTGTCTGTGATCTTTTCAAACTGTGTGTATCTGACTGTATCATATCTTGCTATATCTACTGCTTCTCCAAAAAACATAGGAGATTCTAGGTGACTCTTTGACTTCAACTTAAATACTGACATTTACCATTTCCCTAACGGACATTTTTCACTAGGAGCCAGCACCTTAAAGAATAAGATGCACCCGCATTCCTTACATTTTTCAACTTTTAATAGATCTGTCTTGCGAGGGCATGTCTTACATATCTCATACCTCGCAAGGGCTTTTTCTTTTAAATCTTGCAACTTTCACAGTCCTCATCTTCACCTTCAACAGGTTGAGCGAGCTGTTCTTCAATTGCTTTAAAATCTTTTTCATGCAATTCACCAGCACCGTCGTAGGTGTTGAAGTAATATAGTTGCTTACCGCCATACTTATAGAACATGACTAGATGTTTAATCATATCAGCCATAGAGACTTTATGATCTTCATAGTTTTCTGGGTTGTATGATGTATTTACAGAGATACCCTGATCGATATACTTCTGTAAGACTGCGCAGATCTTTAAGTAACCTTCAGGTGACTTATGATCCCACAATAAATCATATTGATGTTTCAACTTGTGATAACCTGGAACTACTTGAGCCATCACGCCGTCTTTAGATTGTTTGAATGAAACTAAAGCTCGTGGTGGCTCGATACCATTTGTTGAGTTGCTGATCTGAGCAGATGTTTCTGCTGGCATTAGCGCCATCAGAGTCGAGTTACGAATGCCAAAATGAATTAAGTTTTGACGCAACTCAAACCAATCCATACGTTCAATGTGTGGTACTAGTTCATCTACTTCTTTCTTATATGTATCATTTGGAGTTTTTCCAAGTGAGTACTTAGTTTGATAAGATTTAGGACACGCACCTTTCTCTTTCGCTAGATCGTTAGAAGCTTTAATCAAGTAATATGACCATGCTTCTGCGTATTCATCAATTACAGGCAATGCTGCATCATCATATTTCAATCCTCGTTTTGCGAGGAAGTATGCGAGGTTGATGATGCCGACACCAAGAGGGCGGCGATCCTTTGTGGATCTTTCGGCCGCACGTACGGGATACCACTGATAGTCGAGCAACGAATCCAAGGCTCTGACTGCAAGATCACAGTATCTTTCGAATTCTCTTGGTTCGTTGATAAGGCCCCAGTTGATGGCCGACAAAGTGCACAAACTAATTTCTCCATCTATATCCTCCGGTGAAGTTAAAGGTTTAGTAGGTAAATCAATCTCACAACATAAATTAGACATTCTAATTGGTGCCTGTTCAGGCAAGAATGCACCATGACTATTTGCATGGTCAACGTTCATTAGATAGATTCGTCCAGTATCCTTGCGCTCACTCATAAACTGTGTGAACACTTCCATTGCTGTTAGGACTTTCTTACGAATACCTTCTTTTTGTTCATAGTGAACATATAACTCTTTAAATTTGTCCTGATCTGCATAGAATGCATCGTAAAGATCAGGTACTTCATCAGGGGAAAACAGTGTAATGTTGCCGCCAGTCAATAGACGTTCATACATCGTCTTATTAAACTGGAAGCAGTAATCCATATGACGTACTCGTGTTTCTTCTGTACCTTTATTATTCTTTAGAACGATAAGGTTCTCAAACTCGAGATGCCAAATTGGAAGATAAACAGTTGCAGCACCACCACGTACACCACCTTGTGAACATGATTTAACTGCAGCTTGGAAATATTTTAGGAAAGGGATAAGCCCCGTGTGAATAACGGAACCATCACCAATACGACTGCCGAGAGCACGAATGCTACCAGCGCCGATCCCAATGCCAGCCTTTTTAGAAATATATCTGACAACGGAAGTTGACGTCGAATTGATCGAGTCCAAAGAATCGCCAGACTCAATGAGCACACAGCTACTAAACTGGCGAGTAGGCGTACGAACTCCAGCCATGATTGGGGTAGGTAAGCTAATATAAAATTGAGAAATTGCATCGTAATACTCCTTAACATATTTCATGCGCACATCTCTAGGATAGCTCATGAAAAGGTTCATTGAGATTAACATGTACAATATCTGCGGTGTTTCATATGGAACTTTAGTAAGACGATCTTGGACTAGATACTTACCGCGGAATTGTTCCATCCCGACATATGTAAAGTCATTGTCTCTATCATGCTTGATATGTTTATCAAGCTGATCGAACTCGTATTCAGTATACTCACTCAAAACCTGACCATCATATACACCACGCATAACGTTTTCTAGCGTGATAGAGATCAATGACCAAGGTTCATATTGATCGTACACTTGTTTGCGCAGCTTATAGTTAACCAAACGCGCTGCGACTGACTGATAGTTTGGCGTTTGTTCGCTGATGAGTTCAGCTGAGGACTTAATCAACAACTCATGGATGTCTGATGTAGGCATACCATCGCTGATTTGAATATTTGCTTTTAGTTCGATCTCACTGATTGAGATACCATTAATACCTTCTGTTGCCCATTCTAATACCTTATGGATCTTATTCACATCAAACGGTTCTTGCTTGCCGTCTCTTTTAGTTACATTTATATTATGCATTATTAGTTCAAACTCCGATTAACAGAAGAATATTATACCATGCCTGCTATTTTTTGTACATAGCTGGCACTAAATTTTATTTATTGCGGGGAAGGTACTACGGATTAAGCTTTTTTTGCTCGCTAACCCACTCTTGAAGAGCTTTTAATTGCTCTCTTATTTCCCAGCAGGTTCCGTAGTTTTGGATGACGGTTGTTGTGGCGTCAGAGAGTTTAATGTCGCTGGCTCTCGCATCAGTAGCTCTGGCGGAGTCGGGAAGCTCGTTTTTTGCGGCAGCATCGTGGAGCACGACGAAAGAATTAGGCAACTCGCACCTAGCGTCAGACTCTTTATTAATGTATTTAACAATTTCATTTCCCTTTTGCTTAACAACTTGTATCCTATCTATATATTTAGTTACGACTTTCGTCGAGACTGTTTCTGATTTAGCTTTGAGTTCTGCTATCTCAGCATTAGTCTTAGCAACCTTGAGTTGCCATGAAGCCTCATTTGCAAGGCCTCCACATAGGAATACACTAATTAATAATGATACAAATGATAATAATTGAATAGGCAATGCATACTTGCCTATGAATGGAATTACTTTAAAGAATGTTGCAGCAACTAAAGCAATGAAGCTTCCTAATGCTACAGCATAGAATAACCAATCAGGTAAAAAAGATAGTAACCACATTATGCGTTATCATGTTCCTGTGAAACATACGTTTTAAATTTAGGTAATGGCTTACGGCGCAACGGTTGACTCATCATCTTAACCTTTTTACCAGCATCACCCGCAAATCCAGCAATCTTACCATCGCCTGCATTATTAGCAGGTACAGCGCCTTCACCTTCTTCTTTCAAGCCAAATACTTGTGAAACTTTCTTATCGCCGTGTCTGTTACGAAGGATATGAGAAGCGGCATGATCTTTGGATCTGAATTCTGATGTATCTACAATCTTATGTTGTTGACTAATCATACTTCTTAAAGTTTTAATGTCATGCTTTTTAAGTGATTCATATTCTTTGTGAATCGGATGTTCTTTATCAATTGCCTCAGTCTGCATCACACGGCGTTTCATAACACCTTGCATATAACCATTCTCGTACTGGAAATATTCCTCAGTACCTTCTGCATATGGATTCTTCTTAGGTTCTTCTTGCTGACCTGACCAGAATGCATCGACAAAAGACTTAGCATCTTCATTTAGGATTGAACCCCAATCAAGAGTATTTTCTTTAACTGCTTTGAAGTGTGTAGACTTTAATTGGATTGAACCAGCATCATGGTCAATAGTGTATGTCTTTGTATCACCGGCCCAACGTTTACGAATCTCACCAACGTGGCCAGTTTTACCAACTACGTCTTTAGGACCTTTATGAATGATAACCTTATCACCAATCTTATGAGCTTCTTCTAACTCAACTTCTTCTTTTTGATATTGGCCATGTTTTTTTAGATCATTATCAAATTGTTTTGTCGTAGCTTTATTAATGCCTTTAAAGCGTTTGTCGCCTTTAGCATAGTTGCCAGAAGCATCAGCTTCTCTTGCAGAAGTAGCAGCTTTAGTCTTATAAGCAGCTAACAAATCTGTAGATAATTCATTGATATCGCTAGATTCTTTAACTGGTTTCTTTTCTTTAGCAAGCATAGCACGAATAGAATCAAGCGTCTTCTTATCTTTAGGAATTAAACGATCTTCTTTTTCTTTTTCTTTGGCTGCTGCCCAAGATGCATCAGATTCTTTTACTGTATGCATAGCATATTCTTTGTCTAAGTCTAAACGTCTTTGCTGTACAGCCCTTTGATCTACATCTTTATTTAAAGACAGATCATGTAATGCTTTACGTTTAGCTTGATAATCTTTATGTGGATCTTGTGGATTTAATACTGATTCAAAAATAACATGACCATTTAATGCGTCATTGATCCAATGCTTTTGTGTTGTCTCATCCAAATTATGATGAGATTTATCTGCGTCTTTTAGACCCATGACTATTAGTGCTCCGTATTTTCTCTTACCAGTTTTTCTGTCTGTACCACGTGCTTTCATGCGTGCACGAAGTGTTGCTTTACCATGTAATTCTGGTGAACCAAGCTTTGCTGAATCCTTACCTGTATGATAGAAGCCATGACCACCACCAATTTGGATGTAGTCAGTCTTACGGTCTTTACCATAGTGTGCTTTAATTGGTTCAGCATCGTGATGAGTATGATATACGTTACCTTTTTGGAGGTCTGATTCATAATCACCAGTTGGTTTATCCCACTGCTTGTTTACTTTGTGCAGGAAACCGGTATCTTGGATTGCACGTGTTGTATGTGGATATTTTTTCTTAGAACGTTCAGAGATATCCCACTTCTTACCATCATGGTGTAGTTCGATCTGACCAAACATAGCTTTGCTATTTTGTTTTACTTCTAAGTTGTGTTCTTTGCCATTGTGATTGAACTTAGCATCAGGCGCATCAGCTGAGGATCCTGCAGTACCAGAATCTTTATGTGCTTTACCCATCTTTTTCAACTTATCATTAACTTCTTTTTCATAGTTGAAACCACCTGCTGCTAACTTCTCATTAAGCATAGCATCGATAGCAACCGTTACATCTACTTGTTCATTACCTGTAGATAATCCAGTATCATGATGTGCACCACCAGCTGTGGAAGTATTTGCATTGGCGGCTTGATTGGTTGCGCTCGCACGCTTCTTTTGAGCATCTAAGATCTGATCTTTTTTTGCTTTAAGCGTTGCGACTTGTTTCTTTACTTGGTCTGCTTGCGCAGCTACTTGATCTTCATGATCTTTATGAAGTTGAACAATCTCGTCACCTAATGACTGGATTTTACGTTGTGCTGATGGATCGATTGGCATTATCTTACCTGTAAATATCTTCTAATGTTATGTATATGTGCTGTTTACTTGAAGGATGATACACTGAATATAAGCTCACACCATCTAATGTAGTATGAGGAACTGAATTCATCTCATTAACTAGGATCACAGATCCTTTAAATGCAACTGGTTCACCAGTTAAAGATGAGATACAATGTTCTGCTAACTTATATTTTCCAGGTAATAAATTATTACCATTAACCATCCACTGCTTTGACTCTGATAATGTATTATCTAGCTCGATGCCTTGATCTTTAGCATACTTCTTAAAGCTTTCTAAGATTGCTGTTTCACTCATCTTAGTATTCTCTTTAATCAACCATAATGCTGCAAGGTATGATGCTAACTTCGTCTTGCCCAATGGGACTTTATTTAATAATCTTTTAATGTTGTAAACCAATCTGAAGAATAATGTATATGCATCTTTTTCTTCTGGTGTTACAGCGCTTCTTAACTTCTTACCATCTGCATCAATTAATCCAAGTTGAAATGCTTTTGTTTCATTCCATGGTGTTACTAATTGGCGCAAGAATCTAAAGGTGTAGTATATGTCTACTGCTCTTTGTACTAATGCCATTTTAAATTTTCCTTAATACATCTATGACCTTTTGGTCTAGAGGTATTTCAACATATTGATCCTCTGGCAGATAATTCAAATAGACTAAAAATGTCTTTAATAAAGGCCAGTTCTTTTTATCAATCTTATAGAACATCATCTGATTTGCTGCGCTGATACCGAATACATTATAAATTACAATCAAATGGTTTAGTATCAAACGTTCGCTCAATTCACCCGTTGTTTCGTAACGGTTAAACAATCTTTTAATGTATTTAAACTTCTGAAGATCTTCTTCGAATTCTTCAGTCGTCATACATTGTAAATTAGTATAATTTTTAGCAGCGAAGAGTGCGAAGTTCTTGCTGGTTAATTTTTCAAAACTCTGCATAATATCCTATAACAAAATAATAGTAGGGAGAACGTCTCCCTACTATTT